CCATGCCAGCCGGTACTCTTTTTGATGAAACGTCTGTGACCAGCATGCCAGCAACGGGAGAAGTTCCTAAAAGTAACAAACAAATATTTTTAGATCGTTTGAAATATGGAGATGAAAGAGTAGATACAAGTGCTACGCTTTCTGGCCCTGCACCTGGGGATAATATTCGTGTAAACCCTAATCCTCCGAGTATAGAAATTCCAGATTATGGAGGCACATTTGACCCGCCAGCCCCAGCAACTGGAAATCTTGGATCATCAGTTCCGTCTGGTACGATTGGAAATACATTTACGCCTGCAATTACTCCATCTATAAATACTATCGATCCTGATTTGATTCCAGAAATACTTCCTAATCTTGGTTTTCCAATGCCCAACTTGCCCATATTAGAAACACAGCCAGTGATTCCAACTATGCCTGTTATGACAAACTTTACAGTTCCACAAGACCCAATACTGAATATAGAAAATATTATTTCACCAATCAGAACTGGCGGAACTCGTAGATTACTTGGTGCTTTGTAATGGTTACTGAAAAAGAAGTAAGACAAGCATCAGAGGCAGAAAGAATACTAGAATCAGATGTATTCAAACTATCTTTAGAAAATCTAAAAAAAGAATACTTACAAGCTTGGATAACATCAAAAAAACCAGATGAGGTAGATGCAAGAGAAAACTTGCATAAATCAATCTTATTGTTACCAGAAATAGAAAAACATCTGCGTATCATTGCAGAGAAAGGTAAGCTCACCAAAGCAAACATAAATAAAGTTAGAACTATCGGCTAACTGTTTACTTTGTCTTTTAAATTCGTATAAAATGTCCTTATATTTTATAAGGAGAGTTTATGAGCAACACCGCAAAGCCGACTGCATTACAAACAGACTTAGAAAGTGCTACCCAGTCACTTGAGAGTTTTTTGACTCCGCAAGAGGATAAAGTCGAAGAAACAGCAAATGAAGAGGTAGATGTCATTGAAGATGATACTTACGAAGAAGAAGCAGAAGAAATAGAAGAAGCTGCTGAATCCGAAGAAGAGATTGAATATGACGAAGAAATCGAGGACGATGAACAATTAGAGATTGAAGAAGAACAAGAGCAACCCACTTTATATACCATCAGAGTTGATGGAGAGGAAGTAGAGGTCACGCTTGAGGAACTCCAAAACGGATATTCACGTCAGCAAGATTACACCCGTAAAACCCAAGACTTGTCTCAACAAAGAAAAACACTTGAGACAAAAGAAAAGGAGATTGCGGAGAGAGATGCTATTTATGCACAGTTGTTACCAAAGATGGAAGCCCAAATACAGGGCGAGATGGCTAACGAACCAGATTGGACACAGTTATATGAAGATGATCCCGTAGGTTATGTTCGTGAAAAGCAAATTTGGGATGAAAGAAAAGAGAGATTGTCTGCTGCTCAAGCCGAACAGCAAAGACTTCAACAAGAAGCATTTGCTAAACAGCAAGAGCAATACGCACAAATGGTGCAAGAAGGACAACAAAAACTCTTAGAACTCATACCTGAATGGCAAAATCCTGAAACAGCGCAGCAGGAAAAGTCAGCTATTCGTGAATATGGCATTAACGTCTTAGGTTATTCACCTCAAGAGATGGACACAGTATATGACTACCGAGCTTTACTTGGTTTGAGAAACGCATGGCTTAACAGTAAAACAGTTGAAGCTGTGAAGAAAAAACCAACGCAAAAAGCGAAAGCTAGGGTTGCAAGACCTGGAACTACTAATCGTCCGAAATCAGTAACACCTGTCAGAAAAGCACGAGAAAGGTTGGCTAAAACTGGTAAAACATCAGATGCAGCCGAAGTATTTAAACAATTATTAAAGTAATTTAGGAGTAAATTATGGCAAAAGTAACTAATGCTTTTGATACTTACACCGCCACTGCTGACAGAGAGCAACTTAGTGATATTATTTACAACATATCACCATCACAAACACCTTTTCTATCAAGCATTGGAAGGACAAATGTAAGCAATGTAGTCTTTGACTGGCAAACAGAAACGCTACCAACTCCATCTTCAACTGGACAGCTTGAAGGTTTTGAGTTAAGTAGATCAGCTTCTACTGCTACGACAAGGGAATCTAACGTATGTATGATCTCATCAAGAGATGCAACAGTAACAGGATCGCAAGAGGCTAGTGATGCTGCTGGTAAGAGGTCAGAAATGGCTCACCAGCTTGCTATCATGGCTAAAGCTGTGAAAAGAGATATGGAAGAGGCTTTAACTCAAAATATCGCTAAAGTAACAGGTACGGCTTCTGCTGCCCGTCAAACAAGGTCTTTGGAAACTTGGTATCAAACCAACGTAAACAAAGCTTCTGATGGTGCAAATGGTTCTGCTTCTGCTGCTAGAACAAACGGAACAAGAAGGGATTTGACCGAAGATATGATCAAAGACGTTCAACAACAATGTTTCGCTAGTGGTGCAGAGCCTTCTATTTTGATGGTAGGCCCATATAACAAATCAGTTATATCTGGCTTCACAGGTAGAGCGCAAGCTAGACAGTTCGTAGATGCTAATACTATTGAAGCTTCTGTTTCTATATATTCTGGTGATTTTGGAGAACTCAGAGTAGTTCCTTCAAACAGAAGTAGAGAGCAGGCGGTTCACTTGTTAGACCCTGAGTTTGCAGCAGTTGCATATCTCAGAGACTTTGAAACTATTGATATAAGCACAATCGGTGATGCTGAAACCAAAATGATCGTGGTCGAATACGGCCTTGAGATGAGGAACGAAGCAGCACATGGTATTGTCGCTGATGTTAAAGTTTCATCTACTGACGCTGGTTAGTAAATAGTTTTGTGGGGGGCATAAGCTCCCCACATACTACAGATGACTAGAAAAACAATAATAGACACAAGTATCGGTGGTGAAGAAGTTTTTGCTACTGAGGACGATAAAATCGTCTATCACAAAAAACAAAACGTACAGCCTGTTGTAGAGCACTGTAAGAACCTAAGTGAGCAACAACCAGGTAAAGAGTTTCGTCATGTTGCCGAGATACCTATGGTAATATATCAACGCATGGTAAGGGATGGTTCTATAAATGATAAACAGGCCCTCAAAAAATGGCTGAACGATCCTGATAACCAAGCATTTAGAACTTGGAAAGGTAAAGTATGACTTACTCAGAACTTAAAACAAACATAGCAAACTATCTAAACAGATCAGATTTGACATCTTTTTTAGATATTTTTATAGACAATACAGAAGCGGAACTGAATAGAAGGCTCAGAACCAAAGATATGGTTAAAAGAGCAACCGCAACTGCTGACTCACAGTATCTAGCTCTGCCAACAGACTGGTTAGAAGCTATCAACGTAGAAATAACATCAAATAATTTTAGACCCTTGTTCCAACAGTCTATAGAATCTTTAGACGTTTACAGACAAGCTAATGACAATGTAACAGGATCACCAATATATTTTGCAGTTGTTGATAAAAGCTTAGAGTTAGCACCCACACCAGATACAAGTTATACGCTACAACTTACTTACTATGGAAGCGTAGATGCACTTAGCGACTCACAAACAACTAACTTTGTCTCTACAGGACATCCAGATGTTTACTTATATGGAGCACTAAAACACGCTTCTATCTTTCTTATGGAAGATGAGAGAGTACCTTTATTCACTGCACAATTTGAAAAAGCCCTAGAAGAAATGAGACTAGAACAAGAGAAAGCAGAGTTCGGTAAAGGTTCACTGATACAAAGACGAAGAACTTATGGTAAAGCGAGAAAAAACGTATATCATTTCAATAATTAGGAGAAACTATGTCAGGATTTAGCGATTATTTAGAGGACAAAGTATTAGAGCATGTTTTTGGTGGCAACGCTTTTACAGCACCATCATCTTTGCACGTAGCACTGTTTACAGTTGCACCATCAGACACAGGTGGTGGAACTGAGGTAAGCGGTGGCTCTTATGCACGTCAGACAGCTACATTCAATGTTTCTGGCACAAACCCAACCACAGCAACTAACGCAGCAGCAGTTGAATATCCAACAGCTACAGCAGACTATGGAACTGTAGTCGCAGTAGGAATATTTGACGCTTCATCAAGCGGTAACTTGCTTGCTTATGCAAACCTTACAGCTAGTAAAACTGTGAGCAGTGGAGATGTATTTAGGTTTGACGCAGGGGATATTGATATAACACTAGCGTAAACTTATGGCCACAGTAGGCTACGGGTTCGGAATATATGGTAAAGGACGTTGGGGAACTCCTGTTTACCATTTCGGGGAAGCCACATTACAAGGCACTTCGGCTGTAACAGCTACCGGTAGATTTGTTATTACAGGTGCAGCTACTTTAGCTGGTACATCTGCTGTAACTGCTACAGGTCGTTTTGTTATAACTGGTGCGTCAACCATAGCTGCAACATCAGCAGTAACAGCAGAAAGTTCATTAATACATGGTGGTGAAGCTACCATCGCAGCGTCAAGCAGTCTTAGCGCAACAGGTAGGCAGATAGACTTAGGTGCTTCTACTATAGCAGCTACGTCTAGTATGACGGCTACAGGTACGCAAATAGATCGTGGGGTAGTTATAGGCCCAGCAGTCTCAAACATGACTGCTACGGGAAGATTTACATTTATAGCAGAAGCAACAATAGCTGCATCGGCATCTGTTAGCGCAGTTGCAAGGCAGATTGACAGGGGTTCAGCCACCCTTGCACAAACATCTAGTCTTTCTGCTATTGGTGGATTAAAATGGACGGAAGAAGAAGTACAAGCTGCAACTTATACGGAACAGACAGCCACAGCGACTTGGACAGATCAAACAAATCCGTCCACGACTTGGACAAATTTAGACAACGATAAAGCAGCTTAGAGAGGAAAAACATGGCAGATACAAATACAACCAATTTAAGTCTAGTAAAACCAGAGGTAGGAGCTAGTACAGATACCTGGGGAACGAAAATCAATAATAACCTTGATAGCGTAGATGCTATCTTTAGTGCTACTGGAACTGCGGTGTCAATGGGGGCAGTTACATTTGGTGGTGCTGTAGCAATACAAGGCACAACACCCACGCTAACAATAGGTGATGCTGGCGCAGAAGACACTAAGATTGTTTTCGATGGTAATGCTCAAGATTACTATATTGGTTTAGATGATTCTGCTGATGATTTAGTAATTGGTAGAGGTTCAGCAGTAGGTACAACTCCTAACATTCAAATAAACTCTTCAAATGACATACATTTTAGTTCTGCTGATTCAGACGTGAAATTTTATTTTGGTTCTGCTGGTGGTGCTTTTGGTAGCAATTCTTCGCATAACGTAAGAGCATCGGGTAATGATTTTATGTTTAATTCCGTAGCTAATTATATTTATGAAGTTAGCGGTTCGGAAAAAATGCGTATTGATTCTTCTGGAAACGTAGGCATAGGAACTACGAGTCCTGCAGGGCCTTTAGATGTAGTTTCAAATAGTTCTGCTGTCGGTATAGAACTTAGAGGTAGAAGTGCTGATAACATTGGTCAACTTTCATTTGAAAGCAATGATAGTGGAACTACTTATAGTCAACTCCAAAGTCTTTCTACAGAGTTAAAAGTAAAGACTGTTGCCAATATACCCATGAGTTTTCATACGAACAATACAGAAAGGATGCGTATTGATGCGTCAGGAAACGTAGGCATAGGAAGTACTGTAGCACCACAAGGCACAGGATTAGTAGTTAACTCAAAAATTTCATCAAGCTCGACAACCGCTATAGAAATACAACAAGCTACTAATGGTGCTAATAAAGCAGCAGCAGCATTTGGCGTAGCTATAGGTAATGGTGGTGAAAGCACAAACGCAGCAGATTTAACATTCCAAAGAGCAACAGGTGGTAGTTTAAGTGAAGCTATGCGTATTGCTTCTAATGGTGCAGTAATGATAGGGCAAACATCCAATAGTGGAATGTCAGGTGCAGGTTTAGAAACAGCAGGGTCAATAAAAGCAAATAACTTTATTGTATCTACAGACTTAGTAGGTTCTGGAGTTAGAAATGTAAATACAACAGCAGGTGGTGCATTAACTGTTTCAACATCTTTAAGAGAGTTAAAAGAAAATATAGTTATTACTTCATTAGGTTTAGATGCTGTCAAAGCACTAACACCAAGAGAGTTTGATTGGAAAGATGCTGAAAATTATGGAACAGGAGATGTTGGCTTTATAGCTGATGAAGTTTTTGCAGTAAGTCCAAAATTAACAACTTACAAAGCAGGAGAAAAAACAGAAGCTAATTTGCGAGGTGTTAAATATGAACAACTTACAGCAGTTCTAACAAAAGCAATCCAAGAACAACAAGAACAAATAGAACAGTTAAAAACTGAAATACAAACCTTAAAAGGAGAATAAAAAATGGCAATTAATTATGCATGGGATGTAAGTACAGTTGACACTTACCCAACAAAAGACAGTAATAGTGATGTCGTGCACAACGTACATTGGAGACTGACGGGCACAGATGATTCTAATAATGACTCAGAGGGCAATCCACAGACCGCAGGTGTTTATGGAAGTCAAGGTTTAGATACTGATAGCATATCTGATTTCGTAGCTTTTGGCAGTTTAGATGCTGCTAAAGTACAAGGGTGGGTTGAAGCTGCTCTTGGTGCTGATAAGGTAACAGAAATGAAAGCATCAATAGATGCACAGATAGCCGAAAAAGTTACACCAACATCTGTTACAAAACAAATAGGATCATAGTGAATGGCACTACTTCCTATCACTCCACCAGCCGGAATAGTTAAAAACGGAACTGACTATTCCAACAAAGGACGTTGGGTTGATGGGGATTTGGTGCGGTTTGAAAATGGTTTTCTAAAGCCTATAGGCGGTTGGACAAAACTACTAGCAACTGCACTTGATGGCGAACCAATAGGCATGTATGCCTACGCTGACAATACAGGCAAACAAGTATTAGCCATAGGCACAAGACAAAAGGTTTACGTCTTATACGATGGCACTCTTACAGATATTACACCATCAGGATTTACCAACGATGCAGCAAATGACCCTTTAGGTTGGGGCGCATTTAATTATGGTGTAGAAGATTATGGTGATGCTAGAAGCCAATCTGGTCTGACACTAAACACAGGTCATTTTTCTTTTGATAATTTTGGTGAGGATTTAGTATTTTGTTTTTCTGGTGATGGCAAAATATACAAGTGGAGGCCGAACACAGGCGGTACAGCCGATACCATAGCCACAGCAGTCACAAACGCACCAGTAGGCAACTTAGGTCTAGTAGTAACCAACGAAAGGCATCTTGTGGCCATAGGTTCTGCTAGTGATCCAAGAAAGATAGCTTGGTCAGACAGAGAAGATAGAAACACTTGGACATCAAAGGCTACTAACTCTGCTGGTGATTTACAAATACCTACAGGCGGAAGGGCACTATACGCACTTAAATTTAAGCAAGATGTAATAATATTCAGTGACACAGGCATATCTAGGATGTATTACACAGGCAACCCATTTATTTATGGTATTGCTGATGCTGGTACAAACTGTAAAGCAGTAGGCAGAAGAGTCATTGTATCTACTGGTTCTTTCATGGCATGGATGGGTGAGAACTCTTTCTTTGTATATGATGGACAAGTAAGAGAGATAGCTTGTGAGGTACACGATTTTGTATTTGATAACCTAAATGTATTGGGTAGAGCAGCTAGTTGGGGCGGACACAACTCTAATTTTAACGAAATATGGTGGGGCTTTCCTGTTGGTGACGGACAATACACACCTAACAAATATGTTATATGGAATTACAGAGAAAACACTTGGTCTATAGGTTCTTTAGATCGTGGATGTTGGATTGATCAAGGTGTATTTGATTTCCCTATAGCTGGTGACTCTAGTGGTTTTATTTACGAACATGAGTCAACTTCTTTAGCCAACTCACCAAGTCTAGGTTCTGCTGTGCCTTTTTGCACAAGTGGGCCTATAGAGATAGGCAATGGTGATAGGTTTGTGCAGTGTAACCAAATAGTGCCAGATGAAGAGGCTAACACTTTGCCTGGTGTCACTATAAGTTTCAAAGGTAAGTTTACACCGCTTGGTAGTGAAACTGATTTTGGTAGCTTTACGTTTGAGAATGATGGTTATACAGATGCTAGATTCACAGCAAGACAAGTACAAATGACAGTAACAGGAGGTGTTACACAAGATTTCCAAGTAGGCAACATACGCTTAGACTTGAGAACTAGAGGTAAAAGATAATGGATTTAGCGTCCAAAGATCAATACATCCAAAGAGCCGTAAGTGCAAAACTAGACGTGGGCAGTACAGCATTGACTACAGTATATACAGCACCAACCGGAGGTGATTTTGACTTTGCCATACTAGATTCTATCTTGGTGGCAAATGACGCTACACAAGCAACCACAGTGTCTCTCACTATCACAGATAGTTCTAGTAACAATTTTGTGATATTTAAGGATGCAAGTTTTACTAACAAAGAAACTAAGGAGATGCTAAGTAAAAGCTTGATTTTGACTGCTGGCGAACTGTTGAAAATAGAAGTATCACATGCGAATATAAACGTAGTAGTGAGTTTAATAGAGTATGCAAAAGGAGACTAATAACGTAGTTGATTTGAAGCCCGAATGGGAGATGCAATGGAATCGGTGTAAGCATTGGATTGAGGATGCTTTGGAATACCAAGATTCCTATACAATAGATCATGTAGAAGATAAAATAAGTAGGGGATTATTTCATTTGTGGGCTGGTAAAAGGTCTGCAATGGTAACAGAATTTGTAATATTTCCTAACCATAAAGTATTAAATTTACTTTTTTGCGGTGGAGACTACAATGAATTAGTAGAAATGCTGCCATCTATTGAGGCTTTTGCCAAAGCAGCCGAATGTAAAAGGATGTACGGGGGAGGAAGAAAGGGATGGTCAAGAAAGTTAAAGAATTTAGGTTTTGAAGAAGAACACATGATAAGAAAAGAATTATGAGTAAAGGCGCAACAACAGCAGAAGCTACAATACCAGAGTATCAACAGCAACAACAACGCAGTCTATTTGGTTTAGCACAAGCAGTAGCATCACAACCCTTTGTACCCTATACAGGTGCTAGAGTAGCAGGATTCAATCCTGACCAACTCAGGCAGTTTGAAGCTACGAGAGGTTTGTTTGAAACGGGTATGCAGTTTGACCCCCTTACTGGCATTTCCAATCTAGCGACTCAGACCACACCAAGTCTGCTACAAACTGATTTATCTGCGTATCAATCACCATTTACACAACAGGTTATAGACACTAGCTTG